CCCTTCTGCTCGACTTTCAGGGGCATGAATATCACTCCGCGAAGAGTTGAATGGCGACGTAACCGTCGTTGCCCTTCTGTCGAACGCCGTAGGACTCCCCGTACTGCAATGGGAGATGGTTTACCGGAGTTGCTCGAGCGCCACCGGCGCCACCAGGCACGATGTTTGCCGCACCAGAGTCACCTGTATCGGACGAAGCGCTGGTTGCGAGCCAGTAGACTGAAGTGTCTCCAGAATCGAACGAGCCTCTTCCTCCCGCAGTAGCAGCATTGGCGGTGACCCCAAGATATGTGCCAACACCACCTGCTCCGCCTCCACCGCCCTTGCCGATGACCCCATCCCAGGAGCCATCTTGGCCTGCTGTACCAGGAGTCCCTGGCCCAGTAGCGGTTGGAGTACCAGCAACGCCACCGGCGGCACCTCCTCCTACGAGGATTCGATCTCCAGCACCTCCATTGCCTCCGTTGGCCCCGGAAGACACGGTCACAGAGTTGCTTGTGACCTTGTGTCCTCCCTGGCCTCCGGAAGCGCGTGCAGTGGAACCATTGAACGAGGAATATCCGCCATCCTGGCCGTCAGTAGTGAGTGAAGGATCTGAAACATGATCGTTTCCGGGATTTCCACCCACTCCGACGACAACGGGACAGGCAGCAGGGAGAGCAGATAGGACGCCTCGGACTCGGTGTAGCCCTCCACCTCCTCCAGCACCGCCATAGCTACGGATCTGCGTACCCGTATTGCCTGTCTTGATCCCGCCACCTGTTCCACCCCCTGCGCCGATCACGAGAACCTCGAAATCGGTGTATCCCTGGTCGATGTACTGCTGCGGAACGAAGGGGACTCCGTTCAACAGCTTTACGAACAGTGGAGGAGGCTTGAGAATGCTACCCGAGAGCTCAAGCCTCATTGGCGATACCCCACTGCGATGAACCAACATTCCACCGCAACCGCTCCGCCGCCGACCGTATTGACGGAGACGATTCGGAAACTAGCTTTGGTGAAGTTGTCGAACATGACGATGGCGCTTGCGTTTCCGGAGACCGCGACGAGCTTGAAATTCTGCGGAAGAAAGACCGTCATGGCACCGCCACCGCCGGACACCGTGAAATCCCCGGTGCCTTGGCTGATCACACCGGTTCCGGTGTTCACCTGGCCGGCGATAATCTCCATCTCACGACGAGCTCTCATGTCGCCACCGCCAGGTCGATTTGGTCACAGGTCTCGACGCCGTCGAACACGACCAGAAGACGGCCGGCTTCGACAGCTTCGATATGGTCGCCTTCGCTCTTGGGGCTCGGCGCCAGAACAGCCGCACCGGCGTCGTAGATCTTCCGAACCTGATCGAGAGTGAGCGCACCGGGAAAGACGAAGACGCCGTCGATCGCTCCGCTGTACGGACTCTGCCCGGCAACGCCGGCACCGATACGGAATGCTGCCGCTCCGCCGCTGAGCGTAACGGTATTCATCACCGTCGAAATACCCGACAACTTTCCATCGATGTACATCCTCCGCTTGACCCCGTCCACAGCGGCGTTGTCTTCGACGACCACCAGATGGTGCCACAAACCGTCGTTGACGATCATGTTGCCCGAACTCTGAAGATTGTCGCCAGAGTTCTGAGCGAACATCACGCTCGTGTTGGTGACACGAACATCCGCTGTGGTATACGTGCCCCAGTTGAGGAGGTTTCCACCACCGGCCCCCTGGAACTTGAACCACAGGCCGTAACTGCGTGCGGTCAGAGCCGCCGGAAGGCCAGTATCCGTTGCGGAAAGTCCCGCGTGGGTACTGTTGAAGAAATATCCGCCGTTCGGAGTACCGTCAGCTCCGGTTGCGGGAGTAATAACTCCAGTTCCGACATTGACCGTCAAAGGAGCGTTGTTTGAACCCTGATCGGTCAGAGCGCCGTTGACGAAGTTGTACAGACGTGCCGGCTGCGACGGGAAATCCGACACCGAGAGAACCTGACCGCGCCGCTTGCGACGAACAGCGAGGTTGATGGACTTCGGAACCGAGCCGAGAGCGTGTGGAACGCTTGCGCTGTACAGATTGCGGACGTGCATCTCGTCGAGCACGTCCCCCGTGACGAACGCATTGGAAACACGTCCGAATTGAGGGAAGACGGCTGGGTTACCAGCATCCGCACCATATCCGCCGATGTTGAGCGGGCCATTGGCCGTGGTGTAGTTGAGCACGTTTCCGAAATAAACCTGCCCTTCGAACACACCATCGATGTACAGTCGAAGCCAGGAACCGTCGTATGTAGCGACGCAGAAATGCCACCGATCGTCGACAATATCGGTAGTTCCGAAGACCGATCCAGCAGCTGTACCACCCGGGTTGTATACGTCAGCTTGTAGAACGTTCGTGTTTCGAACGACCATATCGAAGCTGGAACCCACCCCAGTTCCAGCCTGGTTCAACTTGGAAAGTGTCCACTGATGCGTTCCACGCTTAGCGGTACGAAGCCAACAACCCCACGAGCCGGTCTTGATCCGGAACGGATCGTTCGAACCCGTGTCGTTGATGTACAGCACCTGACCGACGTTGCCGGTGAACTGAGCAGCGGTGTTTGCCGCACCCAGAATTCCAGGGGCCAGACCAACCGAGCCCTTGTTGGTGAGCGTACGACCGTTGCCGGACTGATCGGAGAAGTTGGCCAGATTCCACAGACCGATCGGGACACTGAGCCCCATGTTGGTGAAATCAGCCGGAGTCAGCTGTCGACCAGCCTTGATCTGGTTCCCCATGCCGACGTCACCGACAACGAGGCCGCTGACGACGGAAAGAGACGAGCCCATCGGGCCGGTCGGTCCCGCAGGACCTCGAACGTTGCCGGCATTGATGACGGTTCCGTCGTGCTTGGTGAGAAGCAGGTCGTCACCAGACACATCACCATCCACCACCGAGGCGGCTTCGATCTCCAGCATCCGCGCTGCGGTCAATCCTGTGATTGTTGCCATACGTCACCTCCTCAGGGGGTAGTGGTGGAAACGGTGTAGGTATCGGGGTCGAGCATCGTCGCGTTGACGTTGTCGATCGTGAACTCGGTCGGCGAATCCATCGTGATGTATTGATCTGCCAGATCGATAGCCGTCCAAGTACCGTCACCATTGTCGACAATGACCAGCGACCCATACATCGTCATGAGGTCGGTGACCTCAGAAAGAGTGGGAAGCCGAGCATTGGTGAAGTCGGACCCGTAGAGAATCTCCTCGATGGCGGCGAGGACATCCGGATGGGTTGTTCTTGAGTCGATGGAAATATGAACCGTCGGACGGTAGCCATCGATCGAAACCGGAGTCCCTGTGAGCGTGTATGCGAACTCGACAGGAGTGAGGGACTCTTCCATCGTGCTGTACATCTTGGTATCCGGTACAGCCATGAGGTTGTACAGAATATGAAGCTTGTAGCCGGCATCGTTGCCCCGAAGGTCGTCTCCGGCCTTGGTCCGATACGAGAGATGGAACTTCTTGGGCGGCTGGCCGTAGTAGACCATGCCTTCGCCGACTGGTTCGGCACCGATCACGGAGTCAAATTCCTCCGGATAGGTGAACGCCCGAAGACGTGCCGAGAAATCTCCGGGGGTCATCGTCTGGAGATACTTCACCCCATCGATGTAGTGAGAAGTGGTCTCACGATCGTACGATTCCTCGACTCCTCGAAGACCGTTCCACACGAAACCTCTTCCGTCCTCGAGATACAGGACGCCGCGGTCGACACCGACCTCATAGGTCCGTTCGCCCGGCTGATCCCACAAAAGGGTCGCCACTACTCACCTCCTATCCGCTGGTTCCGTATTGGGCACGACGCCTGGCGTTGAGCTCAGCTCGCTGTCGAGCAGCTTCCTGACTGGTCATCTTCTTCGGCTTCGACTGCTTGACGTTGCAGACTCGGATGAGAGTGAACAACCGGTTGAGATGCCAGTGTTCACACTCGAACGGGATGTTGAAGACCGTCATCCAGTAGTAGATGAGCTCTGAGGTGATAACCTCTCGAGTCTTGGGAGCACCAGGAGGGTCGTGGAACGTGGTCGCCGTCATCTTGGCGTTGATGTAGTTGTTGATCTCCTGAAGATTGTCCTCAGTGAGTCTGTACAACAACTGAACGTCCCAATTCGGAGTCGTGATCATGCACTGGATGTAACCGATGAGTTCTTCGTCGGTCTTCTCCTCTGTGCCCATGAACGACTTCTCGTACATTTGCTCCCATTTTGACAGTGAGACCAGAGAATGCTCCAGCTCCAGTTGTACGTCGTTGACGGTAGAGAGAAGTCCCGTCGAATCGTCGTACACTTCATCACCTGGAACTGTGATTGTGAGCATCCTCTGGTCCTAACTGTCGTAGTGGGGGGCGCTACGGGGTGATGAGCGCCAGGATCTCGTCCGGGGTGGGGAGAGTGGCGTCCGTCGCCGCCCCACCGCCGTACAGCAGGTCCTCGATGGCCGTCAGATCGGCGGGATCGACCACCGTCGAGTCGACCACGAGCAGCGCCGTCGGCGAGTAGCCGGTCACCGGGACCGGAGAGGTGGCGATCTCCCACGAGAACGCGATAGCCTCGGGAGAGTCGTTGATCGTGCCGTAGGCGCGCTCCGAAGGAGACGCCTGACAGCCGTACACGAGGTGCAGCTTGTAGCCGGCGTCGGCGCCCTGGAGATCGTTGCCGACCTTGGTCCGGTACGACAGACCGAAGACGCCACGGCCCTGCTGCCCGACGATCACACCCGGCTTCGGCTGAACCGAGCCGTCCATCACCGCGAACTCGTCCGGGTAGGTGAACGCCTCGATGGTCAGGCCGAACGTCTCGGCGCCGATGAGGTTGAGGTACTTGATGTTGTCCGCGTACTGCGGCGAGGCCTCCGCGCCCGAAGGCGACTCGGTGACCGTGGTGAGGCCGTTCCAGGCCACGCCGTTCTCGTAAGCCCCTGTCGTGGGGTTCGGGGTGTAGAGAACGCCGCGGTCGACACCGGTCTCGTAGGTCTTCTCGCCGACCTGATCCCAGGTCAGAGGTGCCATGTGTCAGTTTCCTTTCCAGTACAAGTTGTACACGTCGTGGTTGAG